ATAAAACCGTTGTAGTCGACGTTTATAGCCTTATTAATCAAAAGTAAATTTTTCCAGCCAGCGTAATTTAACACAAACAATTTTAATTCAAAAGTTTCTTGTATGTCCGCTTCAATATCGTATCCTATAGACACTGTGACGGTTTCTCCAAGAATACATTTTATTTTGTTCTTTTCACACGCAGTTTGAAATGACAACGCTCCCGCTAATGTATTTTTATCGCATATGCCTAAAAATTTATGTCCTAAGAATTTTGCTTTATCAGCCCAAAGTTGACACCCCCCGCTCCCGTTTAATATTTCATATTCCGAATGAACCCCCAAATGTGAGAACTCCATGACTGTCGGTTCAGAAGTTAACCCACGAAACTTAAAATCATTAAAGCTCGGTTTGAAAATTAATTCATTGTATTTGTTTTTACCTCTTGCTAAATTAGAATAATAAAACCTTCCTCCGAACTCAAAAAGTATGTTGTCTACTTCTTTATCATCTAATAAGTCATACTCTTCATCCGACAGAATAAAGCTGAAATCATCATCTATTATTTTCCCATCAAAAGATTTAAGGTAAAGATATTTACTCTCCCCCTCAATAGTAATAATGTCGGAACCATTATTATCTGATTCCGACACTACTAGTTTGTTTTCTTTAACCCAATTTAATAAACTTTCAGTCATTATAATTTACCTAAGTATTCGTGTGTGTAATTAGTTAACCTTGATGCAAAAAAGTTCTTAGCAAGCACTACAATGTCTAGAGTATCTGAATTTCCCCCCGCTATGTAACTGAAAGACTCGATTTGTTTTATCGCCCTTATCCTTAATGAATCTTTGTCAACCATACCGTCAGACATATTACTTTTGTATTGCAAATAAATTGCGCAAAGATTATACGCTAAATACAAATACTTAGAAAATTTCAATACTGATTGTAGCTCGGTTAATGAAGCAGTTTCGCCCGCTGCTAATTTAGTTAGATTATCTATAATCAAATTCAAATGTATGTCCACTTCCCTGAGTCGATTTCCAGGAACTTCGTGCTCAAAGTTGAAATCCATTTTTTGCGAATGAGACACTTCGTACAATTCAGGATGGGTAGATTCCTTAGCATGGTCTTCTTCAAATAACCTATCTTCAAAAGCATCTTTCATTTTTTCAGCCGTATCGTTCCATTCATAGATATGCAAACTTTGCGAATTATGAGTTTGAGTACCTAATTCAACGCCTATGCAATTTGCGAATAACTCGGTCAAAAAGCTGAATTGAAAAATGTTCGTTGGCAACCCCCAATGCAAATCATTGCTTCGATTTTGTATCGTTGTTATCAACTTGCCTTTTCTTACTTTCAACATCACCGTATCATTACAAGGAGTATCTTTTGTTTTTGCCCCTAAATCAAAATCTGGGTTCCAAATCTGTAATACAACTTGTCGACTATCTGAATTTTCATTCAATATCTTTACCGCATCGGCAATTTGGTCATGCCCTTGGGCCACATTCATATTTTCTTCCAAAAATGTATCTTCGGCTCTTACTCCCCAATGTCTTAATCTAAAACCGTATGGCGCATGAAATGTTTTGCCGTCGTCTGAAAAATCCGACATCTTTTTATTGAATAACGCTAAGAAGTGTACATCCTTCTTACCATTAAATATCCACATTGCTTCGGCAAGTAAAAAGAAAATGTTTATATCTCTACCGAATCCACCCACGCAGCGATTATACGGGTTTGTAAGCATCGTTTTGAAATCAAGAAGCTCTTTTGTTTTGCCAACTCGACTGTCTTGAATATCCAAATTATCTAACATCCATTTATTCAGTATCGGGTACACCGCTGAAAATTTAGTAGTTTTTGCTACCCCTAACTCGGGACTTAATACATTATCAATGTCTTTCATATTACACAATTTTATAATTTATACTTTATACTATTAGTAACGTTGGGGCATAAAAAAAGAGCGCTGTAAAGCGCTCTTCTCATTATATAAAGTCCAATTTACTTTATTCTTCTTCCTCAACTACAACCTTTTTTGTTTTTGATTTTGCTTCTGCTATTTTTGCTTTAGCGGCTGCAACCTTATCTACCACGGGAGCAGCTGTCTTGGCTACGGCAGGTTTTACGGTTTCTTTGGCAGATGCTTTTGCAGCAGGCGCTTCTGACTTCGCAGACTTTTTCAAATTTTCTTCCATTTTAGTTCTGTTTTCACCTAACTTTTTGTCAAGTTTATTTACAGATGTTTCGATGCTTGGAAGCAAAGCTGTCAATATTTCCGTAAGTTCGTCAATATCCAATGCTTTGATAAAAGGAACTCCAGACCAGCAAATTTCGTGGTCGATTCCGTTCTCGGTTAACCCGTCAACATGACCGTTGAATGTTGGTAAGTACAATGTTGCTACAAAAGTGTCATCTGCTTTTACTGAGCCATTTTCCAAAGACAATACGGCACGGTTTGAGTTTTTGCCTTTATATTTAACAGTAACTCCAGCGTTGCTAATCCAAGCGTACAAGTAATCTTCATCAGGGAATAACGCTTTCAAGAACTCAAAATGTACGCGGTCTTCTTCTACATCTTTAGGATTCAGTTTGGTTGCTTTGGCAGTTTTTACTACTTCTTCCTTTTTTGGGATAGATTTTGCAACTTCTTTAACCGCTGCTTTTGCGACTGGTTTTGTGGCTGCTTTCGCTACTGCCTTTTTTGCCGGAATTTCTTCTTCTTCTTCTTCAACAACTACTGTTTTTTTAGCAGGTGTTTTAGAAACAGGTTTCTTCGCTGGAATTTCTTCTTCAGCAGCAAGTTCTTCTAATTCTTCTTCTGTTTCTGTTTTAGGTTCTTCTGCGGCTGGATTCTCATCCAAGTCAACAAATGATTCAGCTAAGTCAATAAGAGTTTCAAGCTCTTCATCTTCCATACCTTCGATGCCATTTTTGATAAGAAAGGCGTTCACAACTGTTTTTGCTTCTTCTTCGCTTTTTTCTTTGAATCCCAATGCAGTCAATTTCTTGCTAGTGGGTGCGGTTAATTTTGTCATTTTGTTCGATTTTTTATTTGTTAAAACTATTTTGTTAAATACATTTTCAATCTTCGTGGCTATATGTTCTATATATTTCTCTTTCTCGGTGCAATTCAGAGCCGTACTTAGTAAGTAAAAACTCTTTGTGCATTTCTATTATTTCGTCTGGGGTGAATGGGTCGTCGTCGTTATACATTACTCCCTTTATTGGTTCACTATTATTATAAACTTTGGAGATAATTTTGTTGGTGCAACCTTTCAGATATAATGAGAATACAACTCTGTTCATTCCAGTCAATCCTTCCAATAAATTTATACCGTTTAAAATAAATTTGTTTTCTTCCGGAACTATGCAAGTATCAATGTCTGAACCAAAATCGTATTCTATATCGTCCATGCGAACTTTATAATTTTCACGGGCGATGTACTTCATAAAATCTTTGGATTTATTTGAACACGCGGCTTCTAAATAATACTTTAATGGTACTGGTTTTGCATAACCCTCAAGTTTGTATTTTCTCCAACGCTTCCCGTAAGATTTAATCGAGGTGAAAATTTTAATTTTAAATTCTTGTAATAAATCTTCGTATTGATACGACAGTTCAGAGTAGGAGTAAATTTTGTTGGCATATTTTTTAGCCAAATGTTCATATCTGTCGTAGAGCACTTCAGACATTTGTTTTTTGATTTCCATTTTAAATTTACGATTTAGTATTACAATTATGGTACAAAGATAATATATTTTAGGACTAGAACCTAATGTTTTTGTATTTATTTTTAAATTTAGCCAAAGATTTAACTAATTTTAAAAATATAACGCGAATCGTCAACTAAACATTATAATATTCGGCATATTTTGTCGCTGTCTAAAACGACTGAAGAACCCGTTTTCTTGCAGGTTAATTCGAAAGTATGATAATCGATTTGACTATGTAAAATCCAAACTGAACCTGAATAGGAAAATTCACTGCCTAACGAATAATAATTGACAAAGTCAAGCTCCGACATTCTAAATGTAGGATTCCCCATGTCATCAAATAATTCTTTATGGAATTTATCTCTCGTGAGTTTATCGTTAATAACGCTATTCAAGTTATTTCTTTCGGCAATATTATTAATCTTATCTGCTTTGAAAGCCATCACCTTTTGGTAATATTGCTTATCTTTTACATTATAATATATCTTCCTTTTAAAATCAGCAATCAAATATTCTTTTTGAACCACTTCAAAATATCCCGCTACTGATAAATTCCTCGATTTAACTTCGTCCATCACATTTTTACTTTTGAAATAATATTTTCACTAAACTCTCTTGGTCTGCGCAATCTTGTGAAAACTTCTAACGCTTCCTCGTCGCTGCATTCATCTATATCTTTCTTCAACGTAAATGTTATATTTGTAAAAAAGTTTTTTTCTAGTTCAAACCCATATTTTTTTATTTCTTTTAGCGCGTCAAAGTCATAAAGCAATATTACATTAATGATTCCTTTGCTTTTTAGTTTTTCAATTTGCCAAGGACTTATTTTTTTGCCAAATGTGCAACAACATTTAACAGTTGGACAATTATCAAGTTCTAAAACTCTGTCTACTGCCACCTTATCAAATCTTCCTTCGACTAATATAGCCGTTGCCGTAATGTCTTTTATTATTTCATCAAAGCCGTCTAATAATTTAGAAAAATCAGTTCCAGCGCTATTATTATATCTTAATCTGTCTTTTGGCACTTTTTTGTTTGCGTATCTACCGACGAACCCTCTTATTTTTAAATTGTCGTAAATGGGGAATAAAACATACCCCTTATATTTAGAAATAATATTTGCTTCTCCAAACTGGTATCTTATAAAATGTTTTTTGTTTAACCCTCGGCTAGACAAATAATCGCTTTTGTCAAAAACTTTCCATCCCGCTGGCATCTTAACAATAGGCAAATCTTCAAGAGTTATTTTTTCATCTTCTTCCACAAAACCAACTCCATTGATTGAATCTCTAAATTCTATTGTCGCTCCTTCTAATAAGTATGACTTGTTCAGGAAACGTAACAATTTATATATAGAACCTGATTCTCCGCACTTTTTACAGTCCCAGCGCTGTGTTACCTTCGATATATAAAAATGTTGGCTTTTACCGCAAAAAGGACAGTCACAAATGTACTGTCCTCTGGTGTTTAACTTACTATTTACAAGTAACACATTTAAATCTGAATCGTCTATTTTATTCATCCCAAGTGGCGTTCATGGTTTTCTTTCTGTCATAAAATCTCGAGAAAGCAAAATTGTTGTATATAAATATCGGGTCTCCATTTTGATAATCCCTCAACTTGTCGGTGTGGAGTCGCATTATTTCTTCTTTCATTTCGTCACGCGTTTGATTTATTGTAACGAAAATATCAAATGGGCGAATCTTGCCCTTGTCTTCTGATAAATTAGCGCGGGTGATTACAAATGCTGGGTCGTTTCGTTGTTCTTCAGGTATGGAATTACTTTGAGTTGCCGTGTGTACAACAGCATTAAATTCCATCGCTAATTGCTTCATGCCTTTTGCTAATTTAGCTTGACGGAAACGTTCTTCGCTCGGTGAGTAATTATGCCCGTCTCCAACTTCTACCAATTCTAAATAGTCAATAACTATTACATCAATCTTGCCGTGAGCCTTCTCCATTTCCTTCAACTCACGATGAATATCAACGAGCGTCTTTCCTCCCCAATTTTCTTCTGACGAAACAAATATATCAGACTTGCGTAATTTCTTAATTATCCTTTTGGAAATTTCCATGCGCTTGTCTGTAATATTCCCCATCTTTACGTCAGAATATAATGTACCAGTCCAAGCAGCATCGTACCTATTTAAGCATTGCTCCCTCGTGCCTTCAAGTTGAAAATGTGCTACTCTGTGACCATTACGCGCAGCGGCAACTCCAACGTGTACCAGACATTGAGATTTACCAGAGCCTGAATCTCCCAACCAAAGCACACATTCACCCGTTTCCGGACCTCCAAATTGTCCGCCTAACCTATAATCAAGTTCATCAATATTAGTCGGAACTTTAAAACGGAAATTATAATCTTCGGATTTACGCTTAGTTTGTCGTTCTTCAAAATCATTAAAAACGCTTTCAAACTTCGCATTTTGAATACTGAACTTAGATATATCGTCAGCGTACTTTATCAATAAATCATATGAGGCATCCTTTTCTCCTCTATTATAGGCTTCAACTATCTTATCATTAGCCTCAAGGAATTTCATTTGCTTGATGTAACGCTCAAAAGTTTCGACTATTAATTCAGCTTCATTTTCGTTGGTTGGCTCAAAATCTTTTATTTCTTTTATTTTGTCAAGAATGTCCTCGTCATCAATAAATTCTTGTTGCATTTGTCCGATAGTCGGAACCACCCCCGTTTTATCATAACGCTTGGTTATCCATTGCCACATTCTTTTTTCTGATTCTTCTTGCAGGTAGGAAAATTTCAGATACTGCTTAGCAATATCCATTATAGTACGTTTCTGAAGTGCAACAGCCAATAACTCCACAATAAAATTCTCAGCCAGTTTGTTATTCGCCATATCCTCTTTTTAAATATATTTTATTGTATTCTTGTTTCAATAATAATTTGCATTCATTTTTGTTAGAACACATCACACAAAAGGAACTTTTATGGAAGTACAACGTTGTAGTTGCTATGCACCATAAAAATCCTCGGTCGGTGTTTAAATGTAAAGCTTTTTGTTTTTCTTCCCTTTGAATTAGGGTAACGACTATTTCATTAATCTTAGAATTACGTTTAATAACGTTGATGTTATGTCGGATTTTTAGTCCAGCCCGCGTCATAAAAACATTCATTTCCATAGAGCACATATTCCAACGCTTTATCGCTGCTGCACCGAATATCCAACTAATTCGTACACGACGGGAGTAATCAATGTCAGAACCTTCATTAAACCAACTCTGCATGCCGTATTCTAAGAACTTCCTTATAAAGTCTTCGCCTATCGCGTCACCGAAATAATCCATGAAAGCATCAAAACTTTTTACGTCAGTGTCGTTGCACTTCAATGGGTGTTTTTTCTTAGTAATTTGCTCAAGCAACTCAATTAAAGTGTCTACCGCGTATCTGAATAATCTTTGTCTTTTCTTGTTCATTTATTTTCGAAACCATTTAGATATCCAGCGTTCAAGAGTGGGAAAACAATCGTCAACTGAAGTGTCTAAAATTCCGACTTCATCTTCCCCGATTGCATTTATATAAGCGTTTAACCTTGCTTCGGAATGTTCGCTAAAATACAAAGAATACACATCAAAAAAATCAATAATCAAACTTCTATCCTTTGAAGCGGTTGTTCCTAAAACACGCCCCTTCTTCTGAATAGTGTTGGCATCTTCAAGACCACCATCGACATTTATCAATACTTCAACCTCGCTTACCGTAACCCCCTTCTTGAATATCCCCGACGCCAATAAAAATCCTCCGCTTTCTTTCAAGAAGTTATTCTTTGCTTCTTCACGTTCTTCGCTTTTAGTGCCACCGTGTATGAACTTAATGCCGCTCGCTTTAGAAATATTTTTGCCATGGTCTATATTCTGAAATAAAATCAATGTTTTCAGGTTTAACCTTTTCAAAATGTCAATAACGTGAAACAACGTGTTATTGCGTATCACATTCTCAAATATTATCTTTTTGCGGTATTCATTATAATCTGTATTATCTTCCATCTCCGACCCGTAATCCACTTGATTGTGGTCCAATAAAAGCATAAACACCTTATAATCGCTCAATACCTTTCGGTCTCTTAAAGTGGATTCTTTAATGGTATACACAACTCCGCCAGACCAAGCTTGAAGTTTTAAATTTTGAATAAATGAATTGGTTCTGTACGGAGTAGCTGAAAGACAAAGTAAATAATCAATCTTATGGCATTTCTTATAAATAGATAATCTTGTGTCTGAGCAGTTGTCATGTATCTCGTCCACGCAAAGAAATTTCAAATACTTTAAATACTCCAACATCTTTTTCTTTTTTGCCTTATCTCGGCATCTAGGCGATACGGCTTGTTGGATAGTTTGTATCATGGCCACTGTAACCAAATAGTTTGTGTCGACCTTTCCTGAACGTATCTCTCCAATTTCTATGCCCCCATACGGTTCAAAAAATTCCTTTATATCTCCAACCGCTTGACTGAACAAAACATCGGTGTCAACCACAAATAAAAACTTGTCTGTTGGGTTATTTGCGTTGAATATACGTATTATTTCGGAAGCAATGAATGTTTTACCACCTCTTGTTGGAACTACAATTATACCGAAATGTTTTTCAAAGAATGCCTTAACAGCTTCGGATTGATGGTCATATTTCCCAAACATACGAGAATCAATAATTGTATCCGCTGGAAGTTCAAATTCATAATTGTATAAAACATACGTTATATCATTTTCGTTCAAATAAGCTTCCAATACGCTTAGCATACCAATCTTGAATGTATAAATACGCTTATCAAACATTTCGCTGTACTTCTTAGCGGCGTATGGGTCTGGGTTCTTAAACGATAGTGCTTTCCCCACATGCTTCAACCCAATCTTAGTAGATTTAGCAAAACTGAACTCAAAATTATTTATTCTCTCAATAGATACAACAGGTTGTTTCATTTCTTAATATTTTACAGGAGAAAGGATAAAGAAGAAGACCACCCCCTCTCCCCTCTTTGGGTTACTTTACAGTATGAAAGTCGTGAGTTGTTAATAGACCACCCCTTGTTCAGACCGAAACAGAGCTCACACGTTAGTCTTAAACTTTGAACGGAAAATGCCGATTTAAAAGCATTCTAAGCAATCTTGAAAGCTCTTTCATATAAGTAATTGAACCCATATAGAAAGTTTATTAACAAAAAGAGCGGGCATAAATAGCTCGCTCTTTAGATGCATTAAGTAATCAAGTTATACGAGGTTGGTGCCGTCCCAAATGTAACTTGCATTATTATAAATATAAATTGTTCCTTCAGATGGAGTTACACCTGAATCAAAAACATAATCTCCATCAGGTTGTATTATTGTGTGAATCTTACTGTCTGTCGTTGAAAAATATTTATCACCTAGAACCAACAAGCGAGGATCGGGCAAATCTCCATTTATTGATAAAAGTCTAACCGAAGGATTTGAATAACCTAAAAATGGCTGTGTTTCCCAACCTTGAAAAATTCTTGAATAAAATCCGTTATTTGAAAAGTTTGGATCTCCTTTTACCGAAACTATTTCTCCTAATGAAATGGATAACCCGTCAATTCCAATAGGTGCGGCAGAATCGGCATTCATTACAGATTTTAAGTTATAGGTCTTTCGTACATTCAAAACTCTTGTGTAATTGTTAGTTTGATTAACAACCGTAACGCTTGTCGCGAATACCTTTGATTCCCAATATTTAGTATTCCACATTAATATTACAATCGCTCCAGAAGTATCTGTAGTTGTTACAGTTATCTTTGATCCGTTGGCGTCATAAAAATTAGCAAATTCAACTGAACTTCCTTTGTCGACTCCGGATATATAACTAACACGTGAATTATCGGGTTGTATTGGAACCGTACTAGCTGTAGCGAAACCAGTCAAAGCTGATTGTGTGGCTAACTCTAATCCCCTTACATAATCCAGCAAACTCAATGCATAAGCTTGTTCACTTGCCGGAGTTATTTCAGTTCCAACCGCTCTTCCTAAAAGAGCAGATATTATCAAATCTTTAGTATCGTTATATCCCATGATTATTTTTTGTTTAAGAATAAGATTCTTGTTGGTAATCTTTATTAAAATTTTCAGTTTCAATCAAATCGTATTCTAAAACGAATTCAACTTCTTCGGAAGTGTTATTTATCGTTTTAGCCTTATATTCAGCAAACAAAGTTTCATCGGTTTTGTTGCTGCTTTTTTTAATTATACGTTGTATCCAAAGACCAATAGCGCTTCCTGACAAAAATGGCTCATCTTCGTTAGTTAAAGCAACAGTATTATCGGCTTTGTTTTGATACGTACCGTCAAACTGCAGTACTAACTCACCGTCTGTTATAAAAGAGCACACCTCGGGCACTGATACTACCGCTTCGTCAGTTCTTTCTATCCTAAGAGTATCATCGGTTAGACGCTTAACCGTATATTCGGTATCTTCAAGAGCCGAATCAATTGCGCTATATGTTCCGTATAATCCTTCAAAAGATACTTCGCACATTATATCAAATGGGTATAATACAAATGTTTCTCCAACAGCTGCTGGTTTTTCTATCTTTATATTTACCCCCGCTCTAAAAAATGAAGCTGAACAAAACTCGGCTTGGATAGGCTCTTGATATCTATTTGCTATTTTCTCCATGAATAAATCAGGTCCAACCGAAACGGCTGCCACTCTAAACTCGGCCAAGTTTGTATCGTCTCCAATAATTTTTAAAGTAACATTTTTTACAGGAAATTCAAACTTATTTATCAAACAAATTCCAACGACTTCTTTTTGTCTTTTCTCTAAAGTCAAAGAAGATATCAAATCAAATATCCCATTAACCGCGGCATTTGGAACTGGCGAAGAAGAAACAAATCCGCCCAAGCTTCTCATAGGATCATTTTGAAGAAAATCACCTCCTGATTTTACGAGTGAAGAGGATGAACCTGTTAAGTATATCATCATAATATTAAGAGTATTGACGAGTTGTTATTATCTTGTTTACAGATATATTAAAAGAAGAGTTGGATAATAATTCATTATCACTCAATAAGTTTTTAAAGTTAGCAACGCAAAATTTTTGCAGTATTGTTCTTACATCGCCAATTAATCTATACCGTAATGATATTTCGCTTTGTCCGTAATTTACTGGTATTAGAATACGATTGTAAATGTTATCAATATTCATTTTGAAATACATTGGACATATTTGATCTGAAACTAAGACCTCAACTTCAATCTCATTGAAATTTGGTATAATAACGAAATCGTTTTCCAAATCAGATATAAACGAATTATCCATATCCGGAACCGACAGATCTTTATTAGAATTTGAAGTTATTGCCGCTCTTTCCATATTGGATCGGTTTAACAAAGTCCAACCTGAAAACAAATTATCGGGGATGTCTCCTGTTCCTAAAAAGTTACAACTGCCTGTTATTCTGAAAGTATTGTTTGTTGAAAGCGGAAAGAAAGAAAAGGAAGAAATCTTATACCCATGTTCAATTGATATAGATAATTGTTGATCATGATATAAAGAAGTTGAAAGCAAACTTACTATCGGGTTAATGGTTGAATTTGAAGAAACAACTTTGTCAAATACGGATAACCATCTCAAATCATTTATTTCCAAAACTCCATTTTGGTATTCTGTTTTTGTTAGAAAGTATTGGTTTTCAGCTAATATAGGTTCAACTTCAGAAATTAATTCTATTATGTCGCATGAGTCATATTCGTATATCAAATCATCGTCATTCACTGGTTGTGCTCCTGGAGTAAAAGTGCCGACAACGCCGTAATTCAGATTATTTTCAGGAGCAAAAGATCCACTCAATATCGCTGAAGTGTCTGATATTACCTTCAAAACTTCATAATCGCTTACATTTAAGTTGGACGATAAACGCACTTTGTTGGGGAAATTATTTCCACCGCGAAGCACTTCAGTGAATTTTGTTCCAACGCCTGTCAAAGAGCCATTTGTTGTAACGCCGACCGAACCGACCTCAAAGTTTGTTGTTTTATATTGTGCAACGAACCAATGTTTGAACCCGTCTTCAGGTATGGTTACATCTAATGGATTTGATAACGTTATTACATTCAATTTGGAATCTATAGCTATACCAGGATTAAATGTTATGGAGTTCAGGCTTCCAGTTTTTTTAGAAGCTTTTAGATAAGTGTTTTTAGCGTCTTTTACTACGCCGAAAGATTTTACTATTGCTCCTATAATTTTCAAGTACCCTTCTTCTTTCATAAAACTTTGAAGCTTGTTTAATTCACAAACTTCAAGGAACAAATCAGGGCTTATTTTTATTCTTGACATATCTTCAAATCTTTCTTATTAATACTTGTTAAATGTATATTGTTATGTTGTTCAAATTATATGGCAACAGATATTTGTTTGCTAAATACGTTATTTGCTCATTGGTTTTGCCTTTATTGTTATTCTTAGCATATATGTAGAACAAATTATAAGATTGCACAAACCCATCGCTTTTAGCATTGGTGTCGCCGCCTTTAAGCGGAAGTATATTAGTACCTAAAACTAGCGGTCTAACTTTGTAATTCCATATAGAGACAGCACCTCCGTCATTACTTCGCATTTGTATAATAGGGTAAATAAATTTAACAAATTTGTTATTGAAATATAAATTATTACCAATATTAAGATTGTTAACGTAATTATCTTTGTTTTCACTCGAGTAACAATGAATGATACCCCTTACATTATACCAAACGTCATTTCTGAAATTAGTTAAAGGAGTTTCAAAAAACAAATCTGTTATAGCGTCACCGTTAGGAGTTATAAACGCATCCACTAATTTGTTTTTCAAATTATCAAATCCCTCAACTCCAAAAATTAATTTACTATCAGCGGAAGCATTTATCAATTTGAAGCTGAATGTGATCTCATAATCTATGGAGCTACTTGCTTTCATTAAATGATCTGAAGCATCGTCTGAATCTAAAGATCTTCCTATGCCGCAGCTTCCTGGGTTTGATGATAATAATAATACTTTTCTATCATCAACTGTTATTATGTTAGAATAACTAACTTCTGAAATAAAATAATTATTAAAATCTACAAAATCTTTTGTATTTTCTTTTGTTTTGTTTAAAGAATTAATTCCATTGACTCCTCGGTACATTGGAGAACTATTACCCACGCACCACCCCATTTTAGTTTTTGGAATTTTTGAATTCAACAGTTCATCATTTGGTTTTGAATTCAACAACCTTCTAAACTCTCCGTCAACTGGCATAACCTTTGAAACTCCATACGGTTCCCCGACGCCCTTAAAGATCAAAGAAGTTCCCCGTTTTCGTATTTCGTCGTATAAATGAGAAGACAAATATTGAAGATTTTCCAAATTAGCGTTAGACTCATCAATAAACAAATTATTTTGCCTAACATTTTCTTTCATCAATTCAAAATCAGTATTGAAATTTTCGAACCTTTTAGAAAATCGTATAATCAATGCAAAAAATTTAGCGACTGAATAAAACAAGGCGAGATAATCAGAGTCTTCCTCTTCGTCTCGATTATCTCCCCTTGTAATGTAGTTAGGTATTATTCCTCTAAAATATAACTTCTTCAAAAGATTAGAACTTATAACTTCTGTCAATGGATCATTGAGTATATCTTTAAATATACTGTAATTTGTTACATTAAACTCATCAACTTTAGGTACAGCCATGATTTTTATTTTTTTCTCTTCGGTTTATCTATTTTTGATTCAGTCTTGTTGGGTTCTTTTTTGGCCCAATTTTTTGCGTTAAAAAAGAATGATAATACCGCTGATTCATCAACACCAAATTCAATTGGGATAATGTGTTGTTTGTCACCAACTGTAATGGCTTGAACTAACTGCGTTTTGTCAATTACTTCAAGAACAATGTCACGATTTTCATGCATTGATTCATCATACACTAATCGCAATTTTTCATGCGCTTCTTTTTCCTCTTTTGAAAGCAAAGATAAAGCAAGTTTCAAATCGTAGTTTTCTTTCCCTTCGGCTAATTTAAAAGCTTTTTCTTCTAATTCAACTAGTTCGGGGTCTGTACATTTATCTATCAGTGATACCTCTCGAGATAATATCTCGAAATTTGATAAAAGACCCAGATTAAGATGAACATTCTTAATTTTGTTCGTCTTGCAATAATTGAGAAGGCTTTGTACATTTTGTTGTACGATTTTAATTTCTATTAGTTCCATTTTTCTTATTCAGCGATGATTGTACAATCGCTATACTCCGGTAATGTTAATAAATATGTTTCGCAATTTGTTTTTAAATCCCCAGAAGCAAAGTAAGTTTCAAACGGATTAATCTGTTCAGGGGTTGGCATAGGTGGGATAGTATAATTCATTCCTTGACCTACTGAATAGTATTTGTCTGGGAGAATCGTTCCTAATCCCGCATCTTTAACTTCCTTATTTAAGTAAGTTTTTACATTGAAATTTACCGTCTTATTCGTGAAGTCGATATTAGCGTTACTTACTTCAATGTAAGCTGCATCGGTGATGACTCCGTTCTTGAAGTCAATTGCTTTTTTGAGTGACATAATTTTTTTATTTATTAAATTAGTATTGCATTGTATAAACAAATCTGTAAAAGTCACCCCCTGTTAGCGATGGTAAGGACGGTGAGTTGTATGTAGTATTGAATGAAATGTTTTCATTAATTAAGTTTCCTGCTTCCAAGTATGAAGGCTCACTATTTATGTCTGTTGCATAGGTATTTGTAAAGGCAATCGAATTATCGCTATTTTTATAAACTGTTAATTTAATATTAACTAAGTTATAAGAATAAGTTAATACACCTGTTAGTTTTGCAGCCTGATAAACTTGCCCAGCATTTAAAACGGCTGTTCCAGTTTTACTTATTTTTTTAGAATCAACAGACTGTAAACCACTAAATGCAAATGAGTAAGTATTTACACCTGCTGCTGCAATTACTACATATTTCGTTGCAACATTTTCATCACAATTTAAAGAATACATCATTTGAGTAACTGAACTATTCCAAGCATTTATAATTGTACCTGTTATAAATGCTGTAATAACTACTGACCCCGAAGAAGTAACTAAATCACAGTCGCCAATTCCTACCACATTGCCACCTGCTACGATTGTAGTTGTTGCTGTTTTGAATTGCATTTGTGTACCTAAGTCTGTGGTTTTTTGAATACAGACACCTAAATATTTTACACCAAATAAATCAGTTAAAGATACATTATCACTTGCCACATTTGAATCAATAATCTTAACCTGTAGTCCGCCTTGCCCTGTTGTTATTGATACTGGTATTTGTAAAGAATAAGGCTGTATTGCCTGATGATTATATCCTCTAAAATCCCCCAGTCGGTAAGGGCTTGTAGCACCGCCAAAAGGCTTATTATAAATAAATGTTGAGAGTAATAAGCCATCTGAATTGCTATCTGTTGATGGTATTGTTAACCCATAATTCACAGATTGAATTTGAGCTAATGTAATACCTGTGATTGTAGGGTATGAAACAGGCTTATATTTAGCCCATTTGTTTACATTTTCACTGATACACAATAGCCCTATATTGTGACTTCCTAACCCAATTGCCTGACCTACTACAGTAGTACTAATATTTGTTGTTCCTATACTCATTTTATTTACTTTCTAATTTTTTTATTTTTTCTGTTAGTTCTTGAATTGATGCAATTAAATAAGGTATTAATTTAATATAATCAACACTTAAATATTCATCATTATAAATTGTATGAACCAGTTCAGGAAGTACTTCTTTTAATTCCTGTGCTATTAAACCAACATCTTTTTTATCTGTTTTATTTGAATTTAATTCTTTTGCTTTATCATTCCAATTATAACTAACTGGATTTAATAGATTGATAATATCTAATGAATTACCTATTGATTTAATATTAGTTTTTAATCTTTTATCTGATGCAGAATGAGCATTAATTTCACCTGTTGCTGTAATATTTCCAGTTACTTGTAATCTTGCACCGTTGTCACTTGTTGAACCAATCATTAAATTACCACTTTTCAACAACATTCTTGATGAATTATTTTCAGCAAAATACATTGCATCTCCCGAATTACAATTAAATTCAACAATACCAAACCCACCCAAAAAAGACATATTTGATAATGAGGGTGTTGGTTGATTAAACCATATACCGCCATAAATATCCATTGTACCTATTTTTGCACTTGTTGCACCTACTGAACCTACACCATTTATTTTTATTAAATTAGTATCTACCAAACTATTAAATGCAACACTACCATTTACAGTTAAATTATTAGCATTCCAATCAACTGATGATAGATTTGAATTTCCATCATGCCAAATTCTTTTAACTGTACCAAATGAGGCTGTACCCTCTCTTAAATACCATTCACCCTGTGCTCCTGTTGTACTTCCACCTATTAATTGCCAACTGTTATAAGAACCAGCATCCCATCCAGCAACATTAATACCTGAACGCCAATCAGCACTAAGACCAGCAATGGAATTATTAAAAAATGTTGATATTGCATGACCTGCATAATATGTTGGTTGTCTATCTTCTCCCCTTGTATCAGTTACTGTCAATATATTTGCACTATTAGAACCAGTTGCATAATTTACATTTAATCCACTTGCTGTACCTGTTAATCCTGCACCACTTCCATTAAATGACGTTGCTGTTACTCCACCATTAAACAACCCACTTCCATTCACCGCCAACTTATTATTAGTTATTTCAGCTCCTGTGGAATATCCTATACCGACGTTGCCATCGTCTCTAAATAATATACTATTTGCTGCTGTATTTCCTGATTGAAAAGTCAAACCAAGATTAGCATTAGCATATATGTTATAACCATAACTTACTCCAGTAGCTCCATCAAGCCATATTTCTCCAACACCTATTTTGGTTGGAGTAAATACTCTTATCGGACTATCAACCAACACACCACTACCTTTCATAGGGATATAACCTGCTGTAAGGTTTGTTGGGGTAATTCCTGTTGTTTGGACGGTCGATGCAAAAGTTGCTGCACCTGAATTAGGGTTTACCTTTAACCAAGTTTTATTACCACCAGCCTCAACACCTGCTCCAATTCTAAATTGTAAAGTCGAAGTGGATTTAATTTTTGTATCTAAGTAGACATTTCCATTTTCTACATAAGGATAAATCCTAAATCCCGTTAATCCATCATCGCCTAAATCAGTATTATCACCGAATAATGCAAATGTTCCAATTTTTGAATTTCCACTAATCCATATATTACCCGACTGAGCAGATGTAGTATTGTTTTGGATATACTTAGAGTCTAAAGATACTCCTGCAATAGTTGGAGTGTTGGAGAAATTGGCTATGCCTGATGAATTTATAGTTACAGCATCAATATCATTAGTATAAAAAGTTAAAGATTGATTTTTGCTTGTTCCTAATCTAAAACCACCAAAACTATTCCAATCAATATTTCCAGTACCACCATTAGCATAGAATGACATTACATTGTCTGTGGTTAATTTTTCGACAGCCCCAAACTCATAAGTATATGCTCCATTGGATACTTCTAACAGTGAACCAATTGGACTCCAAGTAGAATTTATTTTAATTTTTCCAAATGCATCAATATCACTCCCCCACAATTTACCCAGTCTTGAACTACTTGAACCTATTGTTTGTGGGGTTGATTGGTCGGTTAATACTGCCCCTAAGTAATTACCAAGGTTGTTGTTAAATTGGCTAAGATTAATAGGTTTATCCGTTAAAGAATTATAGCTTTTTTCTGATAAGTTATTTAGTGAGTGATTATGAGTTGATAAAGAAAATGTACTGCCTAAAGTAGCCGTAATTAAATTTCCTGTCTTAGATATTGAGGTTAAGGCATTGCCCGAACCGGATATGACCACGCTGGTTGCAGAACCACTTTCGACACTTACCAATCTACTATTGATCTGATTTATCGTGTAGGCGTTGAATGTATCCGTTAATACAGCATTGTCAAACGCTCCACCTAGATTTGAGATATTGTAAACCGTTTGGATCAGCCCTCCACCTGCGCCGCCCGAACCTGAGCCAACGCCATAGGCACTAATCTCTCCCGCCGAATAAATACTGTTATCAATTGATAAATAACCATTTGCATCAACGATAAGATTAACGGATTTTGTGCCGTTCGTAATCGTTAACCCTTTTGTAGTGGTCTTTGCATTTACAGTTAATGCTCCAGACAAAGCTCCACCGGTTAACGGTAAAAAGTTCAATGCTGGAAAATTGGTTATATCAGATACTAAATGAGTATGAATTAAAGGAGCTTTCCCTGTAATGGTTACAACGAGGGCAGCCATCGCATTATCGTCATTCGCCAACTCTAAGGATATTTCCTTTAATGTGTCTAAATTTGCGGGTGCTCCGCCTATTAAATCCGTAAACCGTTGGTCAACGTATAAGTTTGTTGCATAATTGGAGTCATTTAATAGCTGTGAAAGTTTAGTAGGTAAAGAAGATGCTGTTATATACCCTAATCCCGTCCACGGAGTTCCAGTAACAAACCCCCCGTAATTTCCTAAGTCATTAATTAATTGGCTTAATCTTAAAGGTAATGCAGACGATGTGATATATCCGGCATTCTCAACTGTTACAAGTCTGCTATTAATCCTGTTTACCGCATATGCGTTAAAAGTATTAGTTAGGTCTGAATCATTAAAAGTTTGACCTAAATTTGAATAACCGAATACTTGAGAAACTAACCCAGAACCACCGCCGCCACTAGTTGAACCTACACCATAAGCTGAACTTTCGCCCAAAGAATAAACATCCTTGTCAATAGAAAGTCTTCCATCTGCATCAACTGTTAAGTTTACAATTAAACCATCTGTATTTTTTATTGCTAATCCTTGAACAGTTGCAACACCTCTAACATCTGCTAATCCATTAAATGACTGACCAAATATTAATCTGCTATTTAACAATGAACCTGCAGAACCAGTTGTGTTTTGATTTAACACTCCTATTGGAAGCTGCGTAATTGCAGTTATTAACCCCTTTGCATTTACTGTAATTCTTGGAATAGCATTATTTAAGCCATAAGAACCTACATTTGAATTAATATTCTTCAATACTAAAGCCACTGAAGTATTACCAGCAACAGTATTAACATCACCTGAAAATGTTATGAGTTTATTAGCGGTTAAATATGCGCTATCATTATTAAAATATGATACATTAATTGGAAAGTTGAATATATCATTTATTAAATGTGCATGATTACTATTTGCTTTATTATCAAGTAAGCTAACAACTGAAGCTACTCCTGCCTCTGTGCTTTCAATCCTGCTTTTAAGTTTAAATATAGAATAAGCATTAAACGTATTAGTTAAATCAGAGTCTAAGAATGCTCCTTCTGATGCTGCTATCATATCAGAGTAACTAAGCACATTCGATATCAGTCCTCCTGTTCCACCTCCACCACCACCTCCTGCACCATAAGCACTTAAAAAGTCCGTAGAATACAAACCCCTATCAACACTTAGACATCCGTTTTCATCAACAACTAAGTTGACTGATTTTGTTCCGTTCGTTATGGTAAGACCTTTTGTAGTAGTTTTCGCATTTACAATTAATGCACCTGAGAGATTTCCACCTGTTAACGGTAAATACAGTGATACAGCATCAGTTTTGGTCAAATACGTTGCCGTTGCAACTCCTGTTGCCAGATAAGTGCTATTGTCGTAACTAATTGTAGTACCGTTGGATTTGATAAACCCCAAACCATTTAATTGAGGTTGTTTTGTTCCGATCAAATTGGTTACAGTTGCCGCAAAGTTAGGATCGTTCCCAAGTGCATTTGCAAGCTCGTTTAAAGCATCTAAAGAAGCAGGGGCACTACCTATTAAAGAAGCGAACCTTTGATCTACGTAACTCGCAGTAGCAAAATTTAGGGGGTTAGTTGCGTTATATGGAGTAAACCCGAGCGCATTAGTTATTAACTCGCTAGTCAAACCCGATAAGTAGTTTTTATTCTCAACCGTTACAAGTCTGCTGTTAATTCTGTTTATAGCATAAGAATTAAAAGTCGTTGTCAAGTTTGAATCATCAAAATCCTGTCCTAAATCAGAATAACTAAACACTTGAGTTATCAAACCTGAACCCGCCCCTCCTGTAGAACCAGCCCCATAAGCCGATATTTCTCCGGATGAATAAATATCTCCGTCAAAACTTAATCTACCATTTTCGTCTACAGTCAGAGTTACGATTTGCGTTCCGTTTGTAATTGACAACCCCTTTGTAGTGGTTTTTGCATTTACATTTAAAGCGCCAGATAAGGTTCCGCCTGACAGTAACAAATAAGCGCCAAGCCAAGGGGTTTCTGTGATTCCATAACCAGCAAGCGTAGTGGGTCTATTGTTTAATTCAGAAAAATTATATGACGGCTTATTTGGCTGTTTAGCCCAATCGGATATATCTGTTGATAATAGAATATTTTGAGGTAACGATGCTGATACTACGCCATTTTCATCGATGGACAATCCTTCACCGATTTTAACTCCTCCCAATAAAGAAGAAGTGGCTTTTGGCAAAACATAAGGCGAAGAAGAATTTAATTTTATTTGAGTTCCAACGGCGATTGCTAAATTTGAAGACAAACGAGCGATTGATTTTTCCGGACTTGTGTCATTCGCATTTGCTTTGAATGCTTTAGCTATGTCGTTTTGAAATTGGTTGTAATCTATGCCGCTCATATTTTGAATCTTTAATAAAATGTGTTATCTGTTGCCATTAAATTTATATAGTGGCTAAAACAGATTGCTGAAAATAATAGTCAGGCTCATTAGGGTAATAGAATGAACTTAATATCCCCGCGTTATCGTATATCAAATTACCATCTAAATCACGAATAACAAACCCTCTAATCCTAGGCAATTGTCCGATAGGTACATTTATATCAAATCGGGGTAAAAAGTTTGTATCGGGCACGTAACGGACTCCACCTGTATTTTTAGCAATAAATAATAAATTTTCCCATTCAATTTTATTTCCGTCTTTCCAAAATCTGTAATCGAATAACTTCGACATTTGTATTTGAAGATCTTTTCTAACAACATCTATGTCCGACGATGGGTCGATATCAAGCCTGAATTGAACATCCAATAAAAACCATTTTACATTGTTCAGTTGCAAAGAGAATGTTGAAGCGTCGGAAGAATTTAAAAATTCGTTTATGGATAAATATTCTTCAGACCTAGAAACCATTTCATTTATTTCATCAGATGTGAAATCTTGACCATTACAAGGAACAATTGTTAAGTTTAATTTTCCAGAACCGTCAACTCCGCCCTTTAAAACTCTCAATACATTATTATTGATTTTCATCAAAATCTGTTCGATATACGATACTGTATCCCTCGCTAATTGATTGACGCTTTCTTTAATCCTTACCCGATACGTTTCATCGCTCTCAAAATCAGATCCCCCCGTGGCTTGATACTCATTTGTGCACGATATATGTCCCTGAGGAATTATTGTCATTCTATTTATAGACACTGGCCCGACGTTCGTTTGCATCCCAGTGGATTCGCTTTTTACTTTAGCATATTCAAACCCTTGTATACCGATTGTGACGTCTTTTTCTAACGAAAATCTCACTCCGCTTGTGCTTAAAAATTGGTTATCTGCAGATGAATAATAAGTACCTTTATCGGCGACTAATCTAATATAAGTTGAACTCCCTGAAGCTGTAAATCTTTCCGAAACCCCTCTTCTTTTTGCGGCTTCGTCTAAATAGCTACCATAAGAAGAATCAGGGAATATATGACCTTCAATTATCGCTTGATTCGTCAAACATTTTTGACCTATTTTAGCAACTCCGTAACCAATTCCGCTTAAGACTGACTCATTTGAAATGTCATTTACCTTATCAGTTTTGTTTAAGAATATTTCCAAAAATATTTGCTTTAATTCTTGCGCTGTACTTATTTTAGTTATCATATTGTTATCTTTTGCTCAGTTTTGTAATCATACTTTGTTTTAATGTCGCAAGTCAATGTCATATCTCCTTCCGAAAATTTAAATCCTTTTACGTTTACATATTCAAACAAATCATTTTGCATAAATATATTCGTTATGTCCTCCACTAAAATGGGATATGAAAATTGTTTAACCGTACTGCCCGATATTAACGACATATCCTTCCCAAATAATGGGTTTTCGGGAACATCCCCTCGATTTAATTCTAACAATATAGCGCACTTTTGGTCAATGTTATCTTTGTATAAAACAATATCTAAATCATTGTCTACAAAAGTTATATTTTTACAAATATCTTTGCCATAAATTCTTTCTCCGATAGGCTGGTCTAAGATTGTAGTAACCACAATATCAGTGGCATTGTTAACGAACGCGCTTATAGATTTTAATTCATCAATTTCCCAATCTGATTCGTTCAAATCGTTATTCAACATCAAGTCTATCCAGTCAGAATTTTCTCCGCTTACATTCTTGATTGAATTAGCCACTTCTTCCATTGTTCTCAACCCCCCTACTGTCGTGTCAACTTGTATGTAAGGTTTATACCCGTATTTGGTTTTTGAAGTCCTTAAAAACTTTGGTAATTTGTTTATTTTTTCAACAGCGGCTGTCAATGCTTCGACCAACTCCATTAGTTCCCAATAACCGCAGGTTGAAAACTTAGACGAGAAATTCTTAAACTGAACCCCCAACGTTACACAGTCTTTTGTCAGCTTAGATAAAAAGTTTAAATGTGTATTATCAATTTCGTCTGTTTCCCCTGAATAATATTGAAGCACTATTGGATACGAATTTAGCATGAATAAACGATAGTCATTCAAGAATTTCAATAAAGGATATTTTGTTACTTTTTCAAATTCGTATATTATTGAATCCATCTTTTATATTTTTAATGCCATCCCGTAATTTTTGATTGCGCTCGTAACTAAATTATTTAATAATTTTGCTATTTGAGAACTTGCAACCGTTGTTAGAAATTTCTTCATGTCTTTGTTGCCGGAATAATCGCTCTTCACCATATTTCCGTCGGCGACTGCTTTTAGTTCTACTGAGTAAAACCAAAGCATATTGTTTTCAACCCCCTGAGAAAACGATTGTTGTAAAGGCTCAACCACGTATGAAGAATTTAACGCGTAATTATTAAATATGAGAATATGTGGTTTATTTTTATCGTCTAACTTCCAAGCTGACTCAAGAATATTCTCCATCATTTTCAGAAGCCCGAACCCAGTTTTTATTAACAAGTTTTCTTTTCCTATTTTTACGCCAGTATTCCCCCCGAAGAATGGGATAGTTGACACATTACCCGTTGCTTGAACTCCAGTAACTAAACGCAATTTTCTACCAAAGCAACCCTGCAAAGATATATCTCGTGGAGAAAACGAGTCACTAAATAAAGTAGTTATTCCCGTATTTGTTTTTGTTATAGTAGCAACTTGCGTTTTAGAGTCCATTACGTTATTAGGCATAACCGTAAAAGTCATATAACCCTTTGTTATTCCGGAGCTGTCAATTAATTCCAAAGAACATAAATAATATTCTATTTCATCTGGATATAAAGCGTGTAAAGCGGCACGCCCCATAGACGATGTCGCTGAAGCTAAATTAGTAGCCGCACTGTTTAATCCATTAGAGAATAAATCCATATTAATCTGTATTTGAAAGCTTAGACAACAAACTGCTGAGTTTACCTTTAATAGTTGTTAATTTTAATACCGATGGCGGGGATGGAACGGCTGTAGGCAATGAAACTGCTAGCACCATAGTTGATATTGTGTCAATTAATTCTCCTAATAATTCGTTCAAAGAATTTCCTAAAACTAATGGTTGTTTGCCCGAACCCAGATTTATGGATTTTGATTCAAGTTTTATTTCGTTATTCAGCGCGGTTATTTTATTATCAAATTCATCGATGTAAGTAAGACCTTCTCCCAACACATACTTTATACTACCTTTCGTTACACCTTCTTCAGTAACGCTTAAATTTAGACTACCACTTGTACTTATGTTTATTTCTTTGTCTGAAGTTATGTTGAGTTGGTTATCGCAATAAATATCAACTAACGAATCTTCATTTTCGCTGTTTATCTTTATTTGCAAATTTGATGGGCTGTCTTTATCTCCTAATAAACTAATTTGCAAAAGTGATTCTTCGCCATTCATGAAAAATTCGACAGTCTTTGAAGAACCGTTTCCTCGCACTAAGCGATATTGGTTCTTCCCCATTGAAAAACCGTCCCCCTCTTTTGTTAGATAAGCCACTATAACAGGCAATCCAGACACTCCATCTTTTATCCAGATTACGGGAGTACCTAAATCCCCCTCATGTGGAAAATGTATGTTACTGATTACTTGTTCAGGACAAAGTACGTTATTAAAAAAGCCGTATCCCCGTCCTCCTTGCATAGTTAATCTATGGGTGGAATAACAATCGTTTATGTACTCTTCTCGCTCATTTTCATCAGGCACCACTACATAACCTACTCCACCGCTGCCAATGTCAAGGTTGTTATTGTGTATTCCTAGTATATCTTTTTGTTGCATAGTATTACATATTTCTTTGTCTGCCGTGAGTTATCAATTGTTCTTTTCTCATAAAATAACCGAATACTTCTTTGTTAACCTTCCATTTTGACATTACTTTTTGCCAATTGCTTTCAGTTATTTTTTCTTTATTTGTGCCAAAATCTATTATATTAAAATAGTTGTGTCCGTCTACCCCCTCGACAAACTCTTGGTACATTCCACGTGATACGCCTAAAACTGTTTTTCTCGTTATTCCGTTACTGCTAATACTCCACTCATTTGTAACGCTATCAATGTAGAAAATTTCTCCAGAGGTATGTAAAACCAACGTTCCCTTTTTGTATCGGCGATCTCCGTTTAAAGTTATGGTTCCTCGTCGTGTGAACGGAGCATAAGCGTTACATTCTATAAGATATTGCAAATCGGAGAAAGCGGCTTGTATAGTATTGTCGTCGTTTGTTTTATTTTTATCAGAATTGTATTTTCCTCTTCCGACCCAAGTGTAGTAATTGCTTTCAACTGCTAATGGCTTAGAGCCCCATATGGATGCGTACTCTGGAAAGAATACAGCTGGAACTAACGAGGATAATTCAAACTCGCCGAGTTGAAGTTGATACTTTGGCATATATTGATACCATGAATAAATACCCTCGGTATTCCAATCTAAAGAAGTTGACACAATATCATCAGGGTTAATTTCCAACATTGCAAGTTCCATCATATTAACAATTCCTTCTTTGTCGAATGGCGGTTTTCTAGCGATCAAATAATATTGGTCTCCATAAGTATCTCCAAAAAATTCTACCATGGGTTCTTGGCAAACTTTGTGAAAAAAATTAAGCAAAGACCCTTGTTGTGAAGCTATACTGGAGTCTACAACTTGCTTGTTTGATATTGAACTATCCATAA